ATTGACCGTTGGTGGCCAAGGTAGTGTTAGTTCAATCATTTTTTTCCTTGTTTCTCCGCTTTAGTTCTCTTTCATTCAACTCTAATATTTGCCTTTTATTTCCATTCACCATCTGATCCACGATTTCCTTTGTCCCACTGATCCCGAATATCTCTTTCCAAAATTGATCCGGGATGCATTTCATTCCAGCCTTTGACACGCTTACCAACTCGGTTAACGCCTCCATTGATCCAGATGTATGCCTTCTGACGATCTTGTAAGCGCATCTTGAGGATGGCGCGAACGAGACAACAATGGCGAAATTCATCTTCTCCTTCTCCTTCTCCCCATCGTGTGAATAAGTCACTCAAAAATCCCCCTTGTCATCAAAAGCCATTGGCACAGAATCAGATGAATCAACAAACTGTTGACTCTCTTTGTTGTACCAAAGGTTGTACCACTCCTCTGCCTCACCATTCCTTTGCTTGTGGCACATCAACATGGCATCAGGGGCAAACTTATCATTAGTACCCTTAAGGTGCATATCATGTTCTTTCTTCTTGTTTCTCCACACCATCAAAACATTGTCAACTTGGTCTGATATGGCTCCTGACCCTTTAACATCATTCTTGTTTGGCATGATCTCTTCACTAGCCAACTTGCGGATGTGGTGAATCAAGTGAATGTGAATGTTGTGGTCACGTGCCAAGGCAGTCAACTCATCAACAAAGTATTTCTGTGCGTTGTAATCATCCTCACCCGCAACACATTTCATCAATGAGTCAACAAAGAAATGTTGCACACCCAACTCCATGGCACAGTACCTTGCTACTGCAATGACTTGCTGAGAAGTCACGGTTCCTTGTTGGTCATAGAGCCACAACTTGTCAGCCACAAAAGAACTAAGCCGAACAAGCAAGTCATCTATGTATTTGCTCTTTCCTATAAATCTTGGGGCATCAATGTTTTCACCTGCAAACTGCCTAAGCATCCGATACAAAGTCCTTTTAGGCTTCATCTCAAATGAGGCAATGCAAATCTTTTGGTTCTGCTTCATTAAACCCATGGCAATCTGCCCTGTGATTAGGGACTTGCCGCCACCATTTGAGCCTGCATAAAGAGTGACCTCACCCTGTCTAAATTGAAAGGTTGAGTGGGTCTTTGACCAAGGCATGACTGTAAACTTCTCATGCACAGGATTTAATATCTCTGCTTGCAGCTCTTCAATGTAGACCTGAGCCTCTCTAATCTTCTGAGCCACATCAGTTGACTTGAGGTACTTGTCAAAGTCAATCTCATCAGGTCTAAGAATTCTGACTTTCCTCATGTCATCTAACTCTCTTGCCCTTTGAATAACATTAGATGTTTGCATAGTGCATCACCTCTTCAATTCTTTGTTGAGCAACCTTTAGTCTGTCCCTATCCTCATCTTGAATCTTCTTGCCATGACTCATATCGTAGGCACAAATGGACACAATCAAACACTCAAAAGAAATGATTCTCAGCAAGTCACTTGCATAAAACGCGGGCTTCATAGGCTTGGTTGAATGGGTCTCTCCACTCCACTGCCCCCTTGGGGGGAATAGGTCATTCATGTCCATGCCCAAGGCTTGGATGACATTGATGGTTTCACACCCCCCAAAGCAATGGAGCAAGACCCGACCATCCTCACCCTCTCTGATTGCAAGGGATGGGGATTTGTCATTGTGGGCGGGACAGCAAGCAGTCCAGGAACCGTTCCTACCTTTGACCTTCTCAAGCCTAGAGAGCATCCTCTCAACAGGGGTCATATGCCTCTCCTTGCCATAGGGGTCTGAATCTCATCTTCCCATCTTTTTTGATTGATGTAAGTCAAGGGGGCGGGTTCAAACCCTGATGTCCATTGCTCAGAAGTCTTAAGGGCTAAAACATGATTAAAGATTTGATCAGCATACTGATCCAACTTGTGCTTGACCCACTTGGTCTCACAAGTAGACTTGGCTACCTTTCTCTTTGATGTTGGCCACAGTTGCCAAAACTCGTCGAATTTCGACGATATATTGTTATTCTTCTTCTGTATCTGTATCTTCTTAGGGTTCGTACCCGTATCCGATTCGGTTAATGATTCGGTTTCGGTTGGTTTAAACCCTTTGTTTGCAAGGCTCTTAGGTCTGCCTCCTCTTTTTCCAATCTCTCTATTGGTTGCTACTTGAGATTGATATTTAGCTATTTCAACATCTGCTCGACTATTGTGATAACCATTTTCTTGCTTATCAAAAAACTCTACCAAAACCGATTCGGTTTCCTCAGTATCCATGCCAATTTTTCTTGCCACTACTTTGACATCAAGTGAAATTGGTTTCTCACTCATGTAGTAAAGGTCAAGAAGTCTCCGATAGGCAAGGTCTTCAGCATCAGAGATATGCTTAGTGTGTGTGATGTAGTCACCTATGTGGAATTTGTACCAAATCACTTTAGTTCTCCAAAGATGTCAGGTCTCAAGGTTGCCCTCTTAACCAAGCCATTGGTGTATCTCTCAATTGCCCCACTCAACTCAGGGCTAGGCACTTGTCTGCCACTTATGATGAGACTGACCCATGTCTTGCTCACCCTAAGTTTCTTAGCCATGGCAACCTTTGCCCCCCTTGGCTTTGCATTAAAAAATTCACTTAGTGTCATCAAATTCCCCCTTGTTATTCATCTTGATCTTCATCAGGATATTCATCCTTGTTAGCCCTATCCTCATCAGTTTCAATGGCCGTGTGAAGTGCCTCATACTCACTTTTGGCTTTGCGTCTTTGCTCATCAGCTGCTAGTTGTTCAGGGGTAATTTCCTTGAACTTCCTCATCAAATCAGCCTCTAGTTCATCCATTAGACTGCCTATGCTTTTCATAAACCCTCCTTGTTGGTTTAACCTCATCATACACCAAAAAAAGGTATGTGCAAGGGGGTTGTATCTTCAAGTTAAATTTGATACATTAGAAAGGTGTTTAACCCGAAAGTGAATCTATGGAACAAAAAGTGAAAATCGGCTGCCATTACCAGCGGCCACTCAGAGTAGAGAATGATCCCGACATGATCCTAATGCAAAGGGCTTTGTTAGGCGATAGAGATAAACCTACCCAATGGTGGGTCTACCTCATCCTCCTAGTAATTGCTTGGGCATTTGGTATTTTTCTTATATGGGTGAAATGACCATGAGTGAATATGAGCAAGCAATGCTTGAGAAGCAACAAATGCTTGAGGATGCTCTTGTAAGGGCTGAATCAGGCATTGCAACCGCAGAGGATTGGAACATCATCAGATATGAATGTGGTGTACCAAGCCGACCAAAAGTGACTTTAGAAACAATATCCATAACTAGGAGTGAATGATGGCTTTAGTAGCAAAAGAGAGTGGCGGTAGTGCCAATACATTTTTCAATGTTCCATCAGGGATGCATCTTGCAAGGTGCTACCGAGTGATTGACCTTGGAACTCAAAGAAGTGAGTATCTTGGACAGATTAAACATTTGCCCAAAGTCATGTTGCAGTTTGAGGTGTTCGGTGAAGATGAAAGTGGCAAACCATTGACTACCCCAAAAGGTGAGCCTTTGAGTGTGACCAAAAACTTCACCCTGTCCCTATCTGAGAAAGCAACCCTTAGAAAGGACTTGCAGACTTGGAGAGGCAGAGAGTTTACTGCTGATGAACTCAGAGGCTTTGAACTCAAAAACATCCTTGGGGCCTGGGCTATGCTCTCAATTGTCAAGGCAGTTGGCAACAATGGCAAAGACTATTCAAACATTCAAGCCATCCTATCAGTACCCCCTCAAATTAAAAAAGCGGGTCTGCCTCAAGGTCACAACCCCTTAGTGATCTTTTCCATTGATGAGCCTGACATGGCAGTTTTTGAAACCTTCAGAGATGGACTTAAGGAAAAGATCATGGGGTCTCCTGAATGGCAAGACAAGCATGGCAAAGCCGCATCAAAGCCTAGCAGTGGGTTTGATGACATGGATGATGACATCCCTTTCTAAAAAGGAATGCCATGACAAGAGATTGGTCTAGAAATGAAAAACTAAAGCCATTGGTTCCTGACCTTGATTTTATTGATCCAGTAACTTTTAAAAAAGTTTGCTCATTTAATCAATGCATAAACAAATTCACAATTATGGGGATTGAACAAGTTGTAAAATTCCCCAAATTTATGGATGGTAAGCCGCTCCCAATGGATAAGCATTATCACGAATGTAGCGAGTGTGGAAGAAAACACCGCTCCAAACGCGATAAATCAAAAAATGTAGATAGTTTCTATACATCTGTAACCGGGAACTATGAAGGCAATGAATACAAAGGTAAAAAATGACGCTCACTACACCAACCATTCGCGCAAGTGAAAGCAACCATTGGTATACCAAAGATGGTATCCCACAGTACACCGTCCCCTCTAAAAAGGATGGCTTACCAAGGGCAACCACCTTAAGGGATGCCCGAACAATGAACTTAGTTCCATCGGTAACAACCATCCTTGGCTGTGCCGCCAAACCAGCACTCATTGCGTGGCTTCAACAACAAGTGTTGTTTGCCGCCTTAACGCTTCCCCGCCGCCCAGATGAGCCTGAAAAGGAATACATCGAGCGAATTATCTCTGATTCAAAAGAACAGGGTCGGTCTGCGGCGGATGCGGGAA